CATGTGCGTGCGCGCCCCGGTGCATCTGGTGTTCGCCCTGTTCATGGGCGTGATGATCGGCGGCCCGCTGTCACTGATCTTCGTGGTGGCTGTGGTCTTTCTGGTGGCGGTGCTGGCAGGCATCATGGTGCCCACCTTCCACATCTTTGACCGGGTGTTCAAAAACTACGATGCCCTGAACGCGTCCGTGCAGGAAAACGTCTCCGCCATCCGCGTAGTGAAGAGCTTCGTGCGCGAGGGCTTTGAGAACGAGAAGTACACCAAAGCCTGCCAGAGCCTGTACGACCAGTTTGTGAACGCTGAGAGCCGCCTGAGCTTCAATAACCCTGCCATGCTCACCGCCGTTTACGGCTGCAACATCGCCCTGAGCTGGCTGGGTGCCAAGTACGTTCTGCATGGTGCCATCACCACCGGCCAGCTGAACACTCTGTTCGGCTACATCATGAACATCCTCATGGCCCTGATGATGCTGAGCATGGCCTTTGTCATGATCTCCATGTCTGCCGCTTCCGCAAAGCGTATTGTGGAAGTGCTGGACGAGACCACCGACCTGCCCCCCGCAAAGCAGCCGGTGCAGCAGGTGAAGGACGGCGGCATCGAGTTCGAGCATGTCACCTTCAAGTATAAGCACGGCAGCGGCCAGCCGGTGCTGAATGATATCACCTTCAGCATCAAGCCCGGTGAGACCTTAGGTATCATCGGCGGCACTGGCAGCGCAAAATCCAGCCTTGTGCAGCTGATCCCCCGCCTGTATGATGCCGAGACCGGCACCGTGAAGGTGGGTGGCGTGGATGTGCGCGACTACAACCTCGACGTGCTGCGCCGCGAGGTGTCCATGGTGCTGCAGAAGAACGTGCTGTTCAGCGGCACCATTCTCGATAACCTGCGCTGGGGCGACGAGAACGCCAGCGAGGAAGAGTGCATCCGTGTGGCAAAGCTTGCCTGCGCCGATGAGTTCATCGAGCGCTTCCCGAACAAATACAATACATGGATCGAGCAGGGCGGCTCCAACGTGTCCGGCGGCCAGAAGCAGCGCCTGACCATTGCCCGCGCCCTGCTGCGCAAGCCCAAAGTGCTGATTTTGGACGACTCCACCAGCGCCGTGGATACCGCTACCGATGCCAAGATCCGCAAGGCATTCCGGGAGGAGATCCCCGGCACCACCAAGATCATCATTGCACAGCGCATTTCCTCGGTGCAGGACGCCGACCGCATCCTTGTGCTGGATAACGGTAAGATCGATGGTCTGGGCACCCACGAAGAGCTGCTCAAGACCAACGCCATCTATCAGGAAGTTTACAACAGCCAGACCCAGGGCAGCGGCGACTTTGACAAACAGGGAGGTGAACAGTAATGGCTCAGGCAAAAGAAGTTCGCGGCCCCGGCCCCCGCATGGGCGGCCCCCGGCCCAAAGTGGAAAACCCGGGCAAGCTGCTGAAGCGCATCATGGATGAGGTATTCCGGCACTATCTGCCCCACTGCATCCTTGTGCTTGTCTGCATCGTGGTCAGCGCGCTGGCAAACGTACAGGCCAGTCTGTTCTTAAAGACCCTGATGGACGATTACATCGTACCCATGACCCAGCAGCAGGATCCGGATTTTGCCCCGCTGGCTGCGGCTCTGCTGCGGGTAGGCATCATCTATGTCATCGGCATTCTGGCCGCATGGCTCAACGCCCGCATCATGGTCAACGTGACACAGGGCACCCTGCGCAACCTGCGCACCCAGCTGTTCACCCACATGGAGAGCCTGCCCATCAAGTATTTTGACCAGCATCCCCACGGCGACATCATGTCCGTGTACACCAACGACGTGGATACCCTGCGCCAGATGCTCAGCCAGAGCATCCCGCAGCTGGTGTCCAGCGCCATTACCATTGTTTCGGTGTTCTTCAGCATGTGCATGCTCAGCTGGCAGCTGACGATCGTCACCATGCTGATGGTGGCGCTGATGATGTTCTGCTCCAAAAAGATCACCCAGCAGTCCGGCAAATACTTCATCCAGCAGCAGCGGGATCTGGGCAAGTTGAACGGCTACATCGAAGAAATGATGGAAGGCCAGAAGGTCGTCAAGGTGTTCACCCACGAACAGAAGGCGCTGGCCGGTTTCCGCCAGCTGAACGACCAGCTGAAGGACAGCGCCAACAAAGCCAACAGCTTTGCCAACATCATGATGCCGGTCAACGCCCAGCTGGGCAACATCAGCTATGCCGTCTGTGCGCTGGCAGGCGCAGCCATGGCCGTGAGCGGCATGGGCGGCACGACCCTTGGCACGGTGGTGGCTTTCCTGAGCCTGAACAAGGGCTTCAACATGCCCATCAGTCAGGTGTCCATGCAGGCCAACAGCATCATCATGGCTCTGGCCGGTGCCGAGCGTATCTTCAAGATGATGGACGAAGAGAGCGAGACCGACGAGGGCTATGTCACACTGGTCAACGCCAAGTACGACCGCAACGACCAGCTGGTGGAGACGGACGAGCGCACCGGCCTGTGGGCATGGAAGCACCCGCACCACGACGGCACTACCACCTACCACAAGCTGGAAGGGAGCATCACCTTTACCGATGTAGACTTTGGCTATGTGCCGGAAAAAACCGTCCTGCACGATATCAACCTGTATGGCCGTCCGGGCCAGAAAATCGCCTTTGTCGGCTCTACCGGTGCCGGTAAGACCACCATCACCAACCTCATCAACCGGTTCTACGACATTCAGGACGGCAAGATCCGCTACGACGGCATCAATATCCACAAGATCAAAAAGGCCGATCTGCGCCGTTCTCTGGGCATCGTGCTGCAGGATACTCACCTGTTCACCGGCACGGTGATGGAGAATATCCGCTACGGCCGGCTGGATGCCACCGATGAAGAGTGCATCGCCGCCGCCCGCCTTGCCAACGCGGATGGCTTCATCAAGCGCCTGCCGGAAGGCTACAACACCATGCTCACCGGCGATGGTGCAAACCTTTCGCAGGGCCAACGCCAGCTGCTGGCCATCGCCCGTGCCGCCGTGGCAGATCCCCCGGTGCTGATCCTGGACGAGGCCACCTCCTCCATCGATACCCGCACCGAAGCGCTGGTGCAGCGCGGCATGGACGGCCTGATGTACGGCCGCACCAGCTTTGTCATCGCCCACCGCCTGTCCACCGTCCGCAATGCAGACTGCATCGTGGTGCTGGAGCAGGGCCGCATCATCGAGCGCGGCAGCCACGACGAGCTGATCGCTAAAAAAGGCAAGTATTACCAGCTGTACACCGGCAATCTGGCCGAGGACTAAGCTTTTTTCTACCTCCTCAATGAAAAAGCGGCAGCGTGCATCAAATTGCGCGCTGCCGCTTTTTGTGTTATACTGACTCTGCGGCCCTTCTCCGATCCCCCTGTCGCGGAAAGGAGGTGGTAAACATGCCTAGCTTTATCGCGTTTTTTCAGACTGTCGCAGCAGAGGTAGTAGCCTACTATTTATGCAAGTGGCTTGACAGCCTGTTCTTCAAGGGCAGCAAGCACTAATGAAAAGAAGCACCCCGGTAGAACCAGTACCGGGGTGCTTCGATTTTTACGTGGTAAACACGTTCGGCCTTATCGCGTTGCCTACCCTTATTATACGCACTTTCATGCAAAAGTCAAGAGGTTTCCAATCTGTTTTTCTACCATGTTACGTCGGATGAAAAGTAAAGCATTAAATGCAACAAATTTTCGGCCTTATTTTTGTGGATTTTAGCGTAAAGCAAACAGGCCGTCAAGTTTTCTCCGCTTGCAGCCGCCCTCTATTGTTCGATTTTACCAACGGTTTTCTGCTTTCGTGTTGCTTATGCTGTCAGACCAAGCTCCCGTAGGCATTCGCGGAACATTGTGCCGGCGCTCTTATAGCCGAAAATTTTTCTAGGATAGCTGTTAATCCAGTTCTCCGTGGCTGCGATTTCTTCCGCTGTGACCTTTGAGAAGTCCGTGCCTTTCGGATGCCGGCGGCGGATCATGCCGTTCACATTCTCATTGCTCCCACGTTCCCAGGAAGAATACGGGTGGCAGTAATATACCTTCGTCCGCTTATCCCCTGTGATGCAGGACTGTTCCAGCTGATCGGCCAATGCAAACTCACTGCCGTTGTCCACCGTGATGCTCTTATAAATGATGCCAAACTTCTCTGCGCCCAACTTCCGTTCCAGCGCATTGATTGCCTGCACGGTCGTCTCTGCACGGCGATCTGGTACCACTATAATATTTTCGTTCCGGGTCTTGCGCTCAGTCAGCACCAGCAGCGCAACCGTGCTTTTCTTCTTGCCAGAATACACCGTGTCCATTTCCCAGTGTCCAAATTCTTCACGGTCTTTTACTTCCGCCGGGCGTTTTTCGATGCTCTCACCGGCAGGCGCACGAGCAGGATCCTTTGTTTTCACCTTTTTATAGTCGCCCTTATGCACTCCATGTCTGGGCAGGGCCTTTTGCGTCAAGTTCAGGAACACGCCCTTTTTGATGTAGCTGTATATGGTAGGCACCGATATATGCGTTTTGAATGTCCGTCCTTCTTCCAGGGCATAACCGTACACAGCAGCCGGTGAACAATCCTTATCTATAATGGTCTGCTCGATATAGCTTGCAAGCTCATGATCCTTGCCAATCTTAAGGTTTGGTCCCTTCTCCCGAAGATGTGCCTGATACCTTTGTTCTGCAATATCCGGGCTATATGTAGGAATCAGCTTCCACGTCTTACCGTCCAACTTGTCGTAGCTACCGCGTTTCAGTTCCCGGTACACCGTGGACGGGTCAACCCGCAACCTGTCTGCGATTTCCTTTACTCTCAGCCCATCTTTCAACCACTTTTCAATACGGATTCGGTCTGTAAGCGTAAGCTGTTTGAACACTCGCACGCCGTTTTCCTCCTTTCGACTATGGCGTTTATTTTCGTTTTAAGCGTAAATTATACGGTATACCGTTGTCAATTTGCAATTTTTCCACACTTTGCACATTTCCTTTGTGCAAAACTTCCAGACAAACAAAAAATCCCCCGCCAGCAATCCATCAGGATGCCAGCGGGGGATTTTCATTTCAGTGCAGAAGCATCGTCAGTTCATATGCCACAAGGCCGGAAACCAACGCCGCAATCACAGCCCACCAAAGTTTGTTCCCAAATGTTCCGGGGGCTTTTTCCAGCGCGGTCAGGCGGTCCTCCTGCTTTTTGTTTTGAGCCGTTACAATTTCAAGGCTCTTGTTTGTGTTTTCGAGTTGCTGGATGGTCAACTTGATATTGGTGTTCATGCCGTTTACTGCATCGGTCAGCTTCCCCAGCTCGTCCAGCCGGTGGGTGTTGCTCTGTGCACGGTTTTCGACCGCTGTCAGGCGATGTTCCAGTTCCTCTTCAGTCATTACGCTTGTCCTCCCCCGCCTTACCGAAACGGGCCACAGTGGTGGTTTCCGCGGATTTCTTTGCCATGTAATCTTCGAGCTTCTTCTTGGTAAAGTCGAACACAAGCTGTACGATCCAATCCAGCGTCCGCTCATTGATTGCCCAGTCCAGCCAGTCCGGGGTGTAGCCGCGCAGCACCGCGATAACGTGCGCTTTCTTCTCTGCGCCTGCACCCGCGCCGAACTTTTCTTCCGCGTTGACGATCCACTTGTACACGGTCTTTGCGACCACAAGGCCGTAACCCAGACGTACCGCCGCCAGCGCCGTGACCACAAGGCCGACCACCATGAAGATGCAGGCCAGCCATTCAGGGAATGCCATCAGAAAAACTTTCAGAATGTTCTCCATACTGTTTTCCTCCTACTTTCAGCTTACCCACCGGCTCTTTGCCGCGCGGGTGTCGATATGTACCCAACCAGCAGGGCGGCCCGCCTTTACAGGATAGCGCCCGATGCCGCCACGATTCGGCAGTAGGGTCTCGGCATAGGCAGCCACAGCTTCAACACCCACGCCCTGCACCCGGATGTCCGCAGCCTTGCCGTAACAATGCTGGCTGTAGGTCGCCCCCTTCACCGCCTTGTTGTGGGCGGCGGTACGGTATGCACTCGTGATCGTCACAGGCTTCCCGAAATGATCCCGGATTTTCTGCAGCAGGGTCACAAGCTCATCATCAATAAAGATCGGGTCAGTCCCATCCTTGCAGCGAAACTCTTTCACGGCAAAGTTTGCGGACAGTTTCTTGTTACCATCCTTTGCCAGTGAATAGGCTTTAATCGCCATTGTCGTTTTCTCCTTTCTGGCTCAATACCATTTTGCAGCCGCTCGACCCACACTCAGCCACCAGCACGCCGAACTCGGCCCGTTCGGTGGTGGTGTTCTCGCCCTTGGCTTCCAGCCTGTCCAGCAGGCTTTCGCACAGATCGGGCCAGCTTTTATGCTGCATAGTCTTCGCCCGTGATGTTCTTGTAGTCCTCGGCGGTGATCTCGCCCTTGTTTACGCGCTCGGCCAGAACTTTCTTCACGCCAACGCGGCGGGATGCGGGCATCTCTGCCCAAGTCTTAGTGCCTGCAATCAGGCGGTTTGCCCAGATAATGTTCATGGTGATACCTCCTTATTCCTTGTTCAACGCTGCGTCCAGCTCACACAGCGCGGTTTCGATGTCGGTCAAGCGCTTCTCGTTGGCCGCGTCCTGTTCGCACAGGGCATCTTCCATTTCAGCCACACGGTCGGGCAACTGTTCGTGCTCCTGCTGCTTCTTGGCTGCGGCTTCCTTCTCCTGCCGGGTGGGCAGATTGTCCTTTTTCCACTGAATCATGGTGACTGTCCTCCTTACTGGAATGCGCCGGAGACGGCTTCGATGTAGCCGCCCTCGCCGGATTCGCCGCGCTCCACGCTGACGCGGAAGTTAAACGCCGCGCCGTTGGTGGCGGTCTTATTCTCAAAGACGATGTTCACGCCTTTTTTTACCTCGGTCGTGGCATCCTGCCAGACCGGGGAGCTGTCGAGTGCGTTGTTGGTCACTTCGGCTTTGAACTTCGCATCATCGGGGATGGAGCCGGTCACCTGAAGCACGGCAACGGTAATGTCGCCCTCAACGGCCAACGGTTCAGCCAGCGTCACGCTTGCGGCGTGGACGGCCTTGGTAAAGGTCGCGGACGTGCTGACGGTTTCCTTGCCGTCGCTCACCTCAACGGTGATGGTGTGGTTGCCGTTCAGGATGCGCTGGAATCCGGCAGCGCTGGCCGTCTGCTCAAAGGTCAGGGCCGTGCCGCTGGCAACGCCGGTGCGGGTCTTGGTGGTCTTGCCGTCCAGCTTTTCGGCGACGGTCAAGGTGTCGCCGTCGGCATCCCTGACGGTGTACTTCCACGCAAAGGCCGCGTTCTTCCGCCCCAGAGCTGCGCCGTCCGTGCTGACGGTAGGTGCAGTGTTGACGCTGACCGTGCCATCGTCAGAGACCACGAGTGTAGAGGGAAGAATGAAAGCGGGGCGAACACCATAGGAGTAGTTGTACCAGTAGTTGCCGTAGGAGCCAACGGTGCCGACGTACCAGACGTAGTTGTAATTGTAGGTGTACGGAGAGCGCAGCCACCAAATGGCAGCGGAGCTGCCATTGTATGCAATACGCTTGCTGTTACCGCTGGAGCTGTTGCCAAAGTATGCCAGCCTCACACCGTCCTTCGGGAAATAGCCGTTGTCGCTGGTCGTCCAACCAACCTCATAACCAGACAGCAGGAACACTTTGGTGCTCAGGCCGTTGGAGCCGGTGGCAAGGCTGCCGCCGGAACCAGTGCCGTTCTGGTACGGGATTTTCACCTGCTTAATAGCCGCCCGGATGTTGCTGTCGATGAGGTTGTAGAACGTTCCGTTCAGGTATGCGTGGATGCTGGAATCCTTGTAGGAGTTATTGTTGCCGAACGTGGACGT